TCCGGCAATGCAAGGGTCTACGGCAATGCAAGGGTCTACGGCAATGCAGAGGTCTATGGCAATGCAAGGGTCTCCGGCAATGCATGGGTCTACGGCGATGCAGAGGTCTACGGCAATGCAAGGGTCTCCGGCAATGCAGAGGTCTATGGCAATGCAGACTATACAACCATTCATGGTTTCGGCACTCAGTTCCGTACAACTACATTCTTTCAGTGCAAAGATAAGCAGATCAGAGTATCTTGCGGTTGTTTCTTAGGAACAATTCCAGAGTTCCGCGAACAGGTAAAAAATACCAGAGAGGGCAAAATTGCGGAAGAGTACCTTATGATTGCCGACCTGATGGAAAAGCATTTTGTAAAAGAAAAAGAAAGTGGTGAATAATTATGACCCCAGAAGAAGTAAACCTTTACGTCAAAGAAAATGCAGAAGTTCATCAGTTCGCTGCAGAGGTTGCAAGAATCATATCAGGCATTCCACAGATGCCGGAATTCTCGTCAGAAATTCTGACCGTAGCCGACGCGAGCCAATTGATCGGACTTCCTGTAACAGCAATCCGGGCAGGGATTGTGTACGGATGGTTGCCAATTGGAGTGGCTGTGCAGAATAACAAGCCAGCAAAAAGCCTTTCCGGTGGACGAATTACATACATCATAAGCCCTAGGAAAGTCTATGAAGTGACTGGACATGTCTGGAAAGGTAAGGCTGCTCTTAATAAGTGAGTGCCCCGGAGGGAGATTGGGCCTCCGCCCCGGAGCTTTGCACCACTAAAACACCTTAGTGGATAGATACATTATAGTTCTCTATCTGCTAATTGTAAAGACAAATAAGAAAAAATAAGGAGAAATTAGCACGATATGAGTGAAATTAGAAACGAAAATCAGCCAACATGGACTGACATCGAAGTAGCACTTGCGACTGAAATTGTCGAAGAAAGTAAGAAAAAGTCAAAAAGATGGTTCACGGCATGGATTGTGACAGTCGCCGCACTGGTGGCAAGCAACCTTGCGTGGATTGTGGGAGAAATGAAATGAAAGAGTATATACTAATTGCTGTTTGTATGCTTGCCGGGAAATATGTGAATATACCTATCTGGTTGAATATTTTTTTCGGTATCTCGGCAGCATGGGCGGTGCGCCAGATGAAAGCAGACTGTCAGTAGGAAATAAGGAGGATAAGAAGATGTTCGAGAAAGAGATTGATGAAATTTATGAACTTTGTAAAAGAGTTGTGAATGAAGTTCCGGCAGCAAATATCACCTTTGATTTTTCGGGCTACGGTTTGGGAGTAAGAGGGGTTAAAAGGGAAGAAGATGTTCTCCTTCTCAAAGACAAATTTAAATGGGATTTGTACCAAAACGTATCTTTTAACCCATTTTATGAGAAAGAAAGTCGTGAAAGTCTCAGAATAATCAAAGCTTTCCTGTTGGAACTTCTGATAGATGGGAAGTGTCCGAATGAGTAAGCAGATAGCAATTATGAAACTTCTTCCCAGTCTGGAGATAGCAGGATGTATTAACGAACTGCTCAGAGAGCTTCAATCCAGAGGTGATTACATTCTTGATTATGAAAACTGCGATATGTCTCTGGACCATGTGGAGTACCACAAAGCTGAAGATATCGACGGAGAGAAGTTTGGAGACGCTTCAGACAACCTGTACTGCTTTTTCAAGGCGGTGTGAACATGGATGAGAGGATTAATGAGGTCCTGAGACTGATTAATATACAGCTTGCTACAGTCCCGGATAACCCTATCGAAGAATCATACAAGGCAAGAACATTGGCGAGCTACGTGCAGGCTCTAAACGGGCTTTTAACGGCTCAGAAATCGTATAAGGAGGAACAGAAATGACTGAATTTGAAATCCATATACCGGCACGTAAAAAGGCAGTAGTGTCAGAACGAGACATGGTAGTAAAAGTGACCGGGGAAGCGTATAATGCGCTGACAGAAATTTACAATGAAAGTACTTTATCAATGCGTCAGATTGCAAGTCTTCTGATTATCGAAGGCAGCAAACATGTGGTTTATGACAAGGAGAAATAGAAGTGAATATATATGAGAAGTTAGGTATTATTCAGTCAAAGCTGAAAGCCCCTAAAGGACAGTACAATTCCTTTGGGAAATACAAATACAGAAGTTGTGAAGATATTCTGGAAGCTGTAAAGCCACTTCTGGCAGAAACAAAGACCGTGTTAAGTGTCACAGATCGGATGGAAGTTGTTGGTGACAGAATATATGTCAGAGCAGAAGCTCATCTGAACGACTGTGAAGATACCGGCGAGATTACAACTGTTGCTTATGCAAGGGAAGAAGAGTCTAAGAAAGGCATGGATTCTTCACAGGTGACAGGTGCAGCTTCATCTTATGCCAGAAAATACGCTTTGAACGGACTGTTCTGCATTGATGATAACAAAGACAGTGATTCTACTAATACAGGAGATAAAGAAAAAACGTCCGGCAGAAAAGCGGAGCCGGCAAAAGAAACCGAGATGATTAGTTCCGAGACTACTATGTCAATTAAAAATATCATTGATAAGTACCCGGAAGTTAAACTTTTGGAACAGATCAAGACTCGGTTTAAAGTAAATGACATTAAGTCACTTACTAAGGAGAAAGGACAGAAATGTCTAAAGATGTTGATTGATTATGATAAGCAGAAAGGAGTAGCGGTATGAATAAAGTAATTCTTACAGGAAGATTTACACGTGATCCAGAAATCAAGTACACCAATGATGGAGCATCTATTGCAAGGTTTTCTATTGCGGTAAACAGAAGATTTGTGAAAGAGGGTTCTGATCAGAAAGCAGATTTTTTGAATTGTATCGCTTTCGGAAAGTCGGCAGAATTTATCGAGAAATATTTTTCTAAAGGAATGAAAGCGGATTTATCCGGGAGAATCCAGACCGGCAGCTACACCAATCGTGACGGACAGAAGGTATACACAACAGATATTGTTGTGGAGGAGATTGAGTTTGGTGAAAGCAAAGGTTCTAGCCAGAGTCAGCAGAAGCTAGAGACACCACATCCAGAAGCAGACCCATACGGATTTATGAGTATTCCAAATGGAATTGACGAGGAGTTGCCGTTTGCATGATACAAATTGACAGTAGGGAACATCAAAAAATTATTGATGGCATTAAGAAAGCATTTGATGCAGCAGGAGAAAAATGGTTCGTGTCAAAGCTTTACGTCGGAGATTACATGAATTATGACAACCCTCGACTGGTTGTTGACCGGAAACAAAATCTTTCTGAATTATGCGGTAATGTATGCCAACAACATGAAAGATTCCGTGCTGAGATTATCCGGGCAAACGAAGCAGGAATAAAACTTGTGTTCCTGTGTGAGCACGGAAAAGGGATTGAGAAACTGGATGATGTCCTCTGGTGGGAGAACCCCCGGGCGAAGAAAAGGGTTAAAAAGAATGGCATCTGGGTAGATCAGGAGCAGAAAGTCATGCATGGAGATGTCTTGTATAAGATTCTCTGCACGATGCAACGCAAGTATGGTGTTGAATTTCTGTTTTGCGACAAGAAAGACACTGGCAAAAGAATTTTGGAGATTCTGACAAATGGATAAAGAGACAATTAAACAGCAGAATAGCATGAGGGACGTCCTGAGCAGATATAGCATGGTTCCGAACAGAGCAGGGTTTGTTCAGTGCCCGTTTCATCCGAAAGATCGTACTGCATCCATGAAAATCTACAAAGACAGTTATTATTGCTTTGGCTGTGGTGCAACAGGTGACATATTTACATTCGTTCAGAACATGGATAATTGCGATTTTAAGACAGCTTTTACCATACTTGGGGGAACTTACCAGAAACCAGATTTCTCTTCCAGAATGGCAATATATCACCATCAGAAACAGATGAAAATGCGACAGAAGGAAGAACAAAAGAAAAAGGTTGAACTACAGGAATGTTTGTCTGATATAGATTTCTACAGGGCTATCCTTGACAGAGTGAAACCATTGTCTGACGGATGGTGTGAAGCGTGGAACAGGTTGCAACTTGCGCTATATCACCATGGATTCATAACAGGACTGGAAGAAGGTGATTAAGAGTGGAAATGATAAACAAGCTCACGAAGGATTCCATTCTGGACGAAGAAGTGTTTGACGAGATATTCAGTCAGGAAGACGAGATATACAAGGCGCGTCTTACGCTGACTCTTCTGGATAGAGCCAAGGAGCTTGGCGTAAAGAAAAAATTCGAAGATTTGCTGAAGGCTTACACAAAAGTACAGAAGCAGATAATCGAAAAAGAGAAAAACAATAGAACAGTGTCTATGCTGGACCAGTGGACTAACTTCTCTGATTGTGAATATGACAGAATGAAGTGTCTTAACTGGGTAGCAGATGATGATGGGATTAGAATATCAAATACTAATCCAGGATCGCCGGATATTATAGCTTGCTATCATCCTATTCTTCCGATTGAACGAATGAAGAATCTGGAGACTGGAGAAGAACAAATAAAGCTAATCTATAAGAGAAACAACAAATGGTCCGAGGTTATAGTACCGAAAACCATGGTTGCATCATCCACTAAAATCGTTGGCTTATCTGCGCTTGGAATTTCAGTAACATCTGAGAATGCGAAGTTTCTTGTGCGGTATCTGTCAGACGTTGAGAATGCAAATGACGATTATATCAACATTCAGTATTCATCAAGCAAAATCGGGTGGATCAGGGATTATTTTCTTCCCTATGACAAGGATATTGTATTCGATGGAGATATGAGGTTCCGACAACTATACGAAAGCATCAGCGTAGGTGGCAGCAGAACAGAATGGTATGAACACGTGAAGAAGGTTCGCACTACTGGAAGAATAGAGCCGAAAATCATGCTGGCTGCAAGTTTCGCTAGTATTCTAATCAAACTGGTCGGTGCCCTTCCATTTTTCGTAGACCTCTGGGGAGAAACTGAGGGTGGCAAGACTGTGACGCTTATGTTAGGAGCTTCCGTATGGGCAAATCCAGGCGAATCAAGGTACATAGGAGACTTCAAGACAACAGATGTGGCTCTGGAAGCAAAGTCCGATATGCTCAACAATCTTCCACTAATTCTGGATGATACTTCCAAGGTATCTGCCAAGATCAGGGATAACTTCGAGGGTATCGTGTACGACTTGTGCTCTGGCAAAGGAAAGAGCCGTTCTAATAAGGAACTGGGTGTCAACCGGGAGAACCGCTGGCAGAACTGCATTCTGACCAATGGTGAGCGTCCGCTTGCAGGATATGTCAGCCAAGGCGGAGCAATTAACCGAATTATTGAGGTTGAGTGTTCTAAAAAGATATTTGATGATCCACAGCTTACCGCAGATACCCTTAAAAAGAACTACGGATATGCAGGAATCGACTTTGTGAACGCAGTCAAGGAAATGTCCATTGATGATATAAAAGCCCTACAAAAGCACTATCAGGGGCTTATACAGGACGATGACAAAATGCAGAAGCAGAGTATATCTATGAGTATCATTCTGGCAGCAGATAAGATTGCAACAGATCAGCTATTCCATGATGGTCAGTACATTGACATTGAAACTGCAAAGAGTCTCCTGACAGAGAAAGAAATGGTGTCTGAAAATGAACGCGCTTACTGGTTCGTGGTTGACAAGATTGCTATGAACGGAATTAAGTTCGATGATAACCCAGATATCAAAACAGAAAGATGGGGAATTATTGACAATGATCCGGTAGAGAAGACATCAACCGCAATAATTTATAGCGCAGCGTTTGATGATCTGTGCAAAATTGGAAGATTCTCCAGAAAGGCATTCTTGTCATGGGCTGTTAAGAAGGGGCTTGTGGAAACCGACAGCAGAGGTTATCCGACCAAGGCGAAGAAACTGGATGGAATTGTCACTAAATGCGTGTTCTTGAAAATTGTAGACGAAATTCCAAAAGGATTCGTGAATTGCAATGATAATTTTGAGATTACGGACGATATTGTGTTTGATTGATAAACAATTCGTCCAAAAGGTAACCGGGTAACCTAGGTAACCTTTGATTCTGCATATATATATATGAGTATTTATATGTGCATATTGAGTATAAAAGTTTCCCTATATGAGAAAGTCAGGGTTACTCGGTTACTCGGTTACCTACCTGTAAAATCAATGGTTTACACGAATTAGTACGGTTACATCTCGGTTACTGTGGGTTACTTTATATTAAAATAATATAAATATATTATATTTATAAAATAAAATTAAATAGAGCGTATACAGTATATTGTATACAATATTCAAAGGAGACGGTAAAAATAAAAGTAGAAGCAAAGGATATTCCGTATATTCAAAAATTCATGACTGAATTCTGGAAAGCTATAAAAGATTTCTATTTAGTTGAACTTACAGACGAATATTCCAGGCAGGCCACTGATCGTCTGATAGAACTTGGAGAGTATGCGGAAATGTGCCCTGATAATAATGATAAACAGTTTATTAAGAATTGTCTAGTTGCTTTTAATAAGCTATTAGATTCTAAACAGAGAGGATTGATAAAGAATGTACAACACAAAGAACAGATATGAGCAGGGACAGGCTCTCAGAAAAGAAATATATATGTATATCGTCAGTTATATCAAACTGGTTGGATATGCACCGTCGATTACAGAGATTTCTGAAAGAGTGGATGCCGGGAGAGCTACGGTCTGGAAGCATGTCAATCAGTTGATTGATGATGACCTGCTCAAAACGAACCACCCCAGCACTGACAGAGCATATACTCCGGTTGGGTACGGAATAAGAAAGATAAGCAAGGAGATAAAATGAAACTTTATGACATTGTTGCAGCAGATGGTACATTCGTCGACAGTATGAGCAGAATAGAAATTTTGGAACGGTTCGGGATTTCTAAAGGCGTCTTTCAAAGATATCTGGATAATGGCGACCTGTTAGAAGGGAAATATCAGATAAATGATTATGACTGTGACATAAAAACAAGGAAATGTAAGGACAGGGAATTATTCTTACAGTTTGACATTCTGACTCAGAAGATAAGGAGGGCTGTTGGATGGGAAGCCTAAAAATCAAGCAGAAAAAGAAAGCATTCATTCCATATACAAATAAACAATCTCATATGTTTGCACAGTCTATCCAGAACTGCCAGAAAGAGTTAAAAGAGATGGAACTGAAAGCCTTTGATGATGGGTTCGAGGATGGAAAGAACTGGTCTGACGTGCTGAATTTTGTGATCTTGTTTTATGTAATGCACGAATTGCATGGATGGGGGTGGAAACGTTACATGAAGTCAGTAAAAAGAATTAATAACTACATCAATGATATTAATTCTGGAAAAACATCATTGTCTGAAATGGTTGATAATCTGGAAAAGAAGCATCACATTCAGATTTGTGATGATTATAAGGAGTTAATTAAGAGATATGGAGCGTAAAGCTGCGCTGGTGATTTATTTGCAGAATAACGGACAGGTAGCATTTGGATAAATTAATCATGGATGACTGCGCAATAGCGTGCCAGTTGCTTACATGAGGAAAGTGAGGATAACAAGAGGATGGTAATAGCAAAATTAAACCCGATAAATAAAGATGATTTAAAAGTCGGAGATGTGGTTGGAGTTGCAAGGGAAGTACGGTGTGGATGGGGAATAAGTTTTAGACACGTCATGGTGTATCCGGCAAAGATCATTCGCATAACTCCTAAACGAACCAAAATCGAAACCGACAAGTTCGGAGAACACGATAGATATGAGACATTTTATAAATATGATTCCGAAGCCATAAAAGAAAGTGAAATGGCAAAGAAATTCAAGGAGATCAGAGATGGTGTATATGCCATTGAAGATTTTAAGTCGAGCCGTGGGCTGAGAGTAATTAAAGACGAAGATTTAGATACACTGTCAGAACATATTAATGCAGTTGTAGAAGTTTTGAAAAGATATGGAAAGTGAGGACGTAATGACAGAGCAGGAAAAGAAAGAACTTCTGGACGAACTGGAAAAACGTATGGATGAAAAATACAAAGGGTGTCTTATCAGAGAAGATGTCGCAACCACATTAAAGGTACCAAGAGAAAAATGGTTCAGAGATGAGAATGGAAATGGAAGATATTCTTTTATGGCAGATGCTTTTGATTCCACCATTATCTCATGGCAGGTCTGGGAAACAATCAGAAAGCTGACTTGTGTTATCTGCGGTAAGCAGTATGTTAGACAGCTTGCAAATGTAGAGAATGCGGATGAGGTTGCAGAGAAACTTTGCCAGTTTGTCTACGATTTGAAGATGGAATTTAAAGAGCAGGAGAACGGAAATGAAAAACAATAATTACACTTCATTTTTCAAAACAAAACCAAGGAAAGTAGAGAGATACATCCGTTGCAGAAAATGCGGTGGAAATATGGAATGGGTTGAATACTATCCGCCGGAAATCAAATGTCCGAAGTGCGGATATACGGTATATCCTAAGCCTTATGAACCTAACTGCAATGAGATTGAGAATTAGAAGGAGGACGCAAAATGAAATTGTATTTCTACATTTTAGACAGCGACAGAAAAACAGATGAATGGAATCTTCGTCTTGAAGAATGTGAAGTAACAGAAAAGCCGAAGACATATAAACCAGTAACTAAATTTCCTGACGGAATCTACGCTTCGTTTATAAGAAAAGAATCAATAGGTAATTTCATTAATGAACACAGCAAAGTGGTTGTTCTGGATGCACCTGATTATGAAAAAGTAAAAGAAGTATTTTTTAAAAAATATGATAATGAATTAAACACGCTAAGAAAAAGAATTAATTTCTATGAGGGACTTAAATCTGCAATCGAGGATTACAAGGAGGACGCAAAATGTTAATCAGAAGTCAGGATAAAAAAATTCTTGTGGATATGAATACAGTAATTATTCACATATTTGATAGAGACATTGCATGTTATGCCCCGTCATGTATTTCTGACGATGGTTTTTTATATCTTGGAAGCTATGAGACAGAAGAAAAAGCTTTAAAGGTACTAGATATGATTCAGGAAGCCTATGGGGATTCGGAATACACAAAATATATAATTCCAGAAGTATGTAGGGTATTAAGTATGAAGCCAAAAACGGAAGAAAACAAAGCACATGCAAGAGAACTTGGAGAAATGCTCAAAAATGGAATGGCGTTCCAGATGCCAGAAGATAGCGAGGCGGAAGCATGAACGGCGAAATGACATTTGCGCAGAATGAAGACGGCACATTTAGTGCATACGATGATGCCTATGACATTACAATACATTGTGAGACAGAAGAGGAACAGAAGAAAGTTATTGAGCGTTTAAGAGGAATAAAGCTTCAGGAGGACTAAATGGGAAGATGCAAATTAGAATGCCCGGACGGTGAAACACAGTGCTGCATCTGCTGTACTAAGCAGGATTCTTGCCAGTGCAGATGTGATGATATGGACAGTTATGAATATGCGGAGGAGTGTGAAGATTATATCGCAGAGGGAGAAAATAATGAATAAATATTTTGCATTAGTTTTAAGCATTGTAAATGTTGCATGTATTGTTGTGAATATAATCAATCAGAAGTGGGATGTTATGACACTTAATATTATAGTATGTGTGATATGCATTGCTAATTTTATAGTAAATGATTGAAAAGTGGAGGAATGCGAAGAGTATGAGACTGATTGATTTATTGACAGCAATTGGCGCAGATTTGATTAGAGTTGACTTGGATTTTGATGAGAAAGGATGATGGGAATGCGTTTAATTGATGCAGACAAAATAATTGACTCTCTTGGAAATTCGGATATGGATTTTGCAATAGGTGCAGTTATTGACGAGCAGCCGACAGCTTTTGATTTGGACAAGGTTGTGGAGCAGTTGAAAACAAAAAAGACAAGAACTGCTGCATTACAGAAAGCATCGGAGTATTTCGAGGGTGAAACTGATGCGTTTGAAGTTGCAATCAAAATCGTGAAAGGTGGCGGAGTTGAATGAGAGAGATTCTTTTTAGAGCAAAGAGAATGGTTAGTGAAAAATGGGTTGAGGGAAATTATGTGGAAAAATATGACCTTTTAGGCAAAAGACATTTAATCTTGTATACAGACAATTATGTAAGATGGAAATGTGTGGAAATTGTTCCAGAAACCCTCTGCCAGTTCACGGGACTTTGCGACAAGAATGGGAAGAAAATTTGGGAAAATGATATTCTGATGGCACACTTGGACGAATCCTACCCAGAGGATGCGACATATGAAACTGTTGAATGGGGCGTTGCAGGATGGGTAGGACACGAAATTGGTAGCACGGATAAAGAATATCTTAATAAGTTTGATCTGGAACATTATGAAGTAGTTGGAAACATTTTCGACAATAAAGAATTATTACAGGAGGAACACTGATGCAAAGAGAATTTATTTGCGGTGACTGTATGAATTTTCTCCCGGACTTTCCAGATAATTACTTCGATGTGGCAGTTGTAGACCCACCATACGGAATCAAAGAACACGGCGGTAAGAATCGTAGTAAATATGTAAAGCAGAAAAATGGAAGTTCCATTTATGTTCCTGATGGCGGCTATAAGAATTATGGTTGGGATAATAAACCGCCAGATCGAGAGTATTTTAAACAGCTATTCAGAGTATCAAAGAATCAGATTATCTGGGGATGTAATTACTTTGATTACCCAATGGCAGGTGGCTTGATAATCTGGGATAAATGCAATGATGGTTCAGATCAATCAGACGCAGAAGTTGCTTACTGCAGTCTTACAAGAAGGGTTGACATTTTCCGCTATATGTGGAGAGGAATGTTTCAAGGAAAATCAATAATTGAAGGAACAATACAGCAGGGCAACAAAAGGCTGAACGAAAAGCGAATCCACCCAACCCAAAAGCCTGTAAATTTATATCGTTGGATATGTCAGAAATATCTGCAGAAAGGAATGAAGATTCTTGATACCCATGTGGGGAGCGGAAGTTCATTGATTGCCTATGAAGAATGTGGGCTTGAATATGTCGGGTATGAAATTAATGAAGATTATTACGATTCAGCTCAAAAACGGTTGAACGAGTTCAAATCACAATTAACATTATTTGATTTAGGAATGGAGGTGCCGGAATGAGTAAATCAGTATTAGTGATTGATACACCAAAAAGCTGTTACAACTGTCCGTTTGGAACTGAATATTACGATATTTATATCTATAAGGGGAATTGTGAATTAGCTGAACATTTAGGAAAAATCATGACGTTGCTAACAGAAGAATACTACGGCTTTGAAAGTAAATCAAGACCCGAATGGTGTCCGTTGAAGCCACTGCCGGAGAAAAAGGAGTATATCGTTCCGAATGACAATGTAGAATCACAAAAAGATATTATTGCGGTTGGTTGGAATGCCTGTTTGAGAAAAATTACAGAAACAAGCGATGAAAACGAGCGATAAAAAGTAAGCGATAAGAGGTGGAGTAGATGGAGAGATTAACAGAAAAGCAACGACATATTTTACAACAAAAGCTTTGTGATATGAAAAGACGTTGCTATAATCCAGAAGAAAAATTTTATAAAGATTATGGTGGACGTGGCATTAAAGTTTGTGACGAGTGGATGGATAAAAAAGAAGGACATGGCAATTTCCAAAAATGGGCAGTTGAAAATGGATGGGAAGAAGGGCGCAGCATTGATCGAATAGACGTAAATGGAAATTACGAACCTAGTAATTGTCGGTGGGCAACACCAGAAGAACAGGCGAACAATAGAAGAAATAATAATTATGTAACGATAAACGGGGTAACAAAAACAACTTCTGAATGGGCAAGACAAATTGGAATTTCACAAAATGCTTTTACAGGCAGAATCAATAGTGGATGGACGGGAGAAGAATTATTAAAGCCCAAATTTAAGCCTTTAAAAATGTCTAAAGCAGAAATGGCAAAAGAAATTAGAGCGTGGAGAAACTTAGAAGAACAGGGCTTGCTTGTGAGATTGCCGTGTAAGGTTGGAGATACGGTATGGGATAACGATTTTGGATATCCGGAACCGTATGAAATAAAAGCATTTTCATATGGATATTGCGATAGTTATGTTGAGCCAGATATAGAAGATCAAATTATATTTTACTATGAAAATTATAGTGGTTCAATAGCAGTAGCTTTTCCAATGAGTGAGCTTGGTAAAACCGTATTCCTCACTCGTGAAGAAGCTGAGAATAAGTTGGAGGAGATGAAACATGAATAACAAACCCACACCAGACATAACGCCAAACCTTGCTATATCAGCATACCGCGTATTGCAGCAATATTGTACTGGACAGCCAGTGGATTGCAAAGGCTGCGGATTCTATGAACGCTGTCCGGAATGTTTTCAAGGCGTACCATGTGACTGGAACTTGAATGAAGAAGGTGAAGTAAATGAAGCTGAGAAATGCGACGTTGATTGATTACGGAGTGCCGCCGGATGATATACCGACATTACAAAGTCACTTGCGGAATCTTAGTGAGAGCGATAAATATAATCTGTTACAGGTATCTATCAAATATGCGCCCGGCATCGAATCACAAATCTATGACAGCATCGTGAACAGTATTGGTTATCGGACAATGGAGAAGATCAGGACAGTTCCTGCAACAGAGAATGACTTTTACGGATACAAACGCAAGGTCATGGCGGAATACTATCATCTGGCCAAATTGATTGGCAGACTTTAAAAAACTTAAAAATTTATAAAAGTGGTAGAGAGCTATGTACGCCCTAGTATGGTATTATAGTATATATAACTATAACTATGCTAGGGCGTTTTAATTCAGAAAGGATATGATTGGATGTTAATAGGATGGCAAACGAGGAAAATTTAAAACCTTTTAAACCTGGTCGAAGCAGTGAGGAAGCAGTGAAAAACGGCCAAAAAGGCGGCATTGCTTCTGGTCAGTCTCGCCGTCAAAAGAAAACCCTTTCTGAATTAGCAAAAATGATAGCTGAGAACCCTGCTCCGACTGCTGCAAAGAAGAAACTCACAAAAATGGGAATATCTGATGAGGATGCAAATAACAATGCCTGTATTGTAGCTGCCGTATATAATAAAGCCATCAAAGGAAATATGCAGGCAGTGGACAAATGGGAACAGTTGGTAGCCGTATCAAAATCAGACGAAAGCAAATATGAGCTTCCTGCCAGAGTACTTGGTAAGGCATTCGTGGATATTAACCGGCAAATCAAGCCTAATATCGAATATGTATTCGAGGGTGGTCGAGGCGGTCTGAAATCTTCATTCGTAGCTTTTAAGATTGTTGAACTTATTAAGAACAATCCTCAGATGCACGCCTGCATTACAAGACAGGTGGCCGGTACTCTGAAAGATTCCGTATATGCTAACATGAAATGGGCTATCAACGAACTTGGACTGATGGAAGAATTTGAATGTAAGGTGTCGCCGCTTGAAATCAAATATATTAAGACGGGGCAGACAATATACTTCCGTGGTCTGGACGATGAAACCAAGCTGAAATCCATTAAGCCGGAATTTGGCTACATTGGAATCCTCTGGAAAGAGGAAAAAGATCAAATGAAGGGAGATGCTCAGGAACGTTCTGTTAATCAGTCAGTGCTTCGTGGTGGCGACGAGTCCTATGATTTTTCATCGTATAACCCACCAAAATCAAAATCAAACTGGGTAAACAGGATTAAGCTCATGCCTAACCCAAAAAGAGTTATCCATCATTCGAGTTATCTGGAAGCTCCGGCGGAGTGGCTCGGACAGAAGTTTATTGACGATGCAGCACATCTGAAAGAAATCAATCCAGAAGCCTATGAACATGAATACCTGGGTGTCCCGAATGGTGACGGCGGAAACGTATTTGAGTATCTGGAAATCAGAGATATTACAGACGAAGAGATCAGCCACATGGACCGCATTTTCGCTGGTGTAGATTATGGATGGTACCCGGATGCCTTCTGCTATCTCCGAACTTATTATGATTCTGCCAGAGAGAAGATATATCTGATTGACGAGCTGTATGTAAATAAATGGAGCAACTCTAAGACTGCTGATTGGATCAAGAAAAAAGGCTATGACGATTACACAATGATATGTGATTCTGCGGAACCTAAGTCTGTGAATGACTTCCGGGATGCCGGACTTCCTGCAAGAGGAGCAATCAAAGGACCGGGAAGTATCGAGTATGGTTTCAAATTCTTACAGACAAAGACTATAGTCATTGACCCGAAGCGAACACCGAACGCATATAAAGAAATCACAGAATATGAGTACGATCGGGACAAAGAGGGAAATGTAATAAGTGGTTATCCTGACGGAGATGATCATGCAATCTCGGCACTTAGATATGCTTATGAGCCGTTGTTTAACAGGAGAGGTTACAGTGCATAATGGGACTTATAACAACACTAAAAAGGTGGTTTAATATGATATTCAAAAAACAAGCCGAAGAGGACTTCAACATTCAGGCAGCAGAATTTCCAGAGATGGAATCGCTGATTAACCGGTGTGCGAACATTTACAGAGGTACGCCGGAATGGCTGGATGATAAGAATAATATCAAGACGATCAATTTTGCTAAATCTGTCTGCTCAGAAACAGCTCGGCTCGCAACGCTGGCGATCGGCATTCAGATAGACGGTTCTGCAAGGGCTACGTGGCTACAGGAACAGATCGACAAGGTATATTTTCAAATCCGTCACTGGGTAGAATATGGCTGTGCTTATGGAACAGTATTCATCAAACCAAACGGCGAGAGCCTTGATGTATTTACTCCGGCAGACGTGATGATTGTGGATTACGATAATCAGGAGATTAAAGGGATTATATTTAAGGACTCTTATACTGTTGGGCGGAAATACTATACACGGCTTGAATATCATAGATTTGTCGAGACCACTGTGGATGGCGTGACAACCTATCCGTACTACGTTTCCAATAGAGCCTACATATCAAAAACTCCTCAGAGCATCGGAGATAAAATTGACCTTAAACAGACCAAGTGGGCTGACCTCATGGCAGATACACCGCCGATTCTCAAGGCAAACGGCGAGAAGCTGGACGGACCGTTGTATGGAATGCTGCGGACGCCACAGGCGAACAATGTGGACATCAGTACACCACTTGGCTTACCGATATTTGCCGAAGCTATCGAGGAGTTAAAAGACCTCGACATTGCATACAGCCGTAATGCCGGAGAAATATTTAATTCTCAGAAGATTGTTCTGGCAGATGATAGACTGCTGATGCCAAGCGGTACGCCTGTATCAGCCATGTCGCCACAAGGTATGGAGAACAGGCGAAATGAGATGAAATTGCCGCACTTTGTCAAGAATGTATTCGGACAGGACGAGAAAGAGTTTTACCAAGAAATCAATCCGCAACTCAACACGGATACCCGCATAAGTGGCATAAATGCCCTTTTAAGCCAGCTGGGGTATAAGATTGGATTCTCCAATGGGTATTTTGTTTTCAATGAATCTAGCGGCATTCAGACAGCTACAGGAGTAGAAGCAGAACAGCAGAGGACAGTCCAGTTTATCAAAGACGTTCGAGACAAACTGGAATCCTGTCTGAACGAAGTAATCTACGCACTGAACGTTTACGCTGACCTGTACGGGCTTGCACCTGTCGGAGCTTACGAGGTCAATTATGATTTTGGAGACATTCTCTATGTAAGAGAAAACGACCGTGCAAGATGGTGGCAATATGTGACTACTGGCAAGGTTCCGGCATGGTTGTATTTCGTGAAATTTGAGGGAATGACTGAGGAAGAAGCAAAAGCAATGGTCAAAGAAGCTCAGCCAGACGAGCCAAAACTATTCGGAGAGGAGTAAAAAGATGGCAGATAAACCAGTAACAAGGGAAGAAAAATATCTTGCGTACTTGACGGGTGATTATAAAGGCGAACTCCCGAAGCCAATCACGAGAAAAGAGAAGTATTTATACGAATTATGCTTAAAAGGAATTGGCGGCGAAATCTCGCCGGAAGAAATCAAAGCCGCGGTAAATGAGTACCTCGAGAAGAATCCGGTCAAGCCCGGAGCCACGACAGAACAGGCACAGCAGATTGAGCAGAATAAAAAGGATGTTGATTCACTAAAGGAAGATTTATCAAACAAAATCACAAAGTTCTATGCATCGAATCAGGGTGAAACTCATATTACTGATTCTGACAATGGCAAGATTCAAGATATGATGATATATGGCAAATCATCACAGGATGGAACACCAACGCCAGAGAATCCAGTTGAGATTAAGAGCGTGGTGAATCCTACAGTTAAAGTAACAAATGAAGATGGATTAAAGGTTCAATCTGTTACGCTTAACAATATCACCCTTAACGCAATTCCAGTTTCAAGTGGTGGTAACGTCACAATCGACGGAAAGCAGTATATTGCGGATTACGTGGATGTGGAGAGGGGAAAGTATGTTCAAATGATACAGACAGACAAAGTTCAAAGTAACATAACGTGGAACATCCAGAAGCAACAAAAAGGGTATTCGCTTGGGTATACAGGTTTATACAAAAATGGTATACCAACAGATAAACCCGGAATGGAGAAGACATGGAAAAGCAATGTAGGAGATTCGTCGGGTATATGGAGTAATGCTTTTTCGTTTGGATGAAGTACTGTATTCTGGATTGTCCCATACAAGAATGACGGAAATATTACATCGAACGATATTAATGCATGGCTTGTGGAGCATCCAATGGATATAATGTATCCACTTGTAGAGCCCATCGAAACCGACCTAACACCAGAAGAGAATGAAGCGTTTAAGGCACTTGTCACCAACTACCCAGTAACCAACATCAGCGTCACATCCGACCAGTTAGACGGATATACAGTATTTAACTATCCGATTAGTATGGCTAATGGATGGAACTATGTAAAACAGCAGTTAAACGACAACCGAGATTATATCTATGATATGGACTTACAATCAGCAGAAGCCTATGTCAACAGTGAATACGCAGTAGCACTTACAGAATTGGAGGTGTGATTATGTTATATAGAACATTACTGAAACTTAAAGAAAGAAATGGACTGACAGATGATTTGAAAAATAAGATTGATATTTTCTTTGCAACGGGAAGGATTACAGAGGAACAGTACAATGAGCTGATGGATGTTAATAAGGAAGAAGAACCGAAATCAGTAACTAATTAACTAAAGGAAGCTTTAGTTAACCAACAAAAAACCAAAACATGTACCACGACTTTTGACGAAAGAGGTGATATACTATGCTTAGTCCTGAATATTTACGCCGGATAACAGAGGGCAGCGAACAGATTGCGGAAGAACTGCATCAGTATATCATATTCGAGATCGTGTCAAGGATGATGGCAAGAATTGGCAGAGGTGAGGATTATATTCTGACCAATGCTGATGCGTGGAGAATCAGAACGCTACAGGAATCCGGCGAACTGCTAGAGGACATTCTAGCGGAATTATCCAGATACACTAAACGTGAACAGCAGGAACTTCTTGAAGCGTTTGAAGATGCCGGAATCACTGCGATGGACTACGATGATAAGGTATATAAGGCGGCAGGATTAAGCCCTGTACCGCTCGAACAATCCCCGGCTATGATAAGGCTCATGGAACGGAATATGCTTGCGACTATGGGTGAGTGGAAGAACTTCACGAGAACAACTGCAAGTGCCGCTCAGAGGCTTTATATTGATCAATGCGACCTTGCATACAATCATGTAATGACTGGGGCAGTTGGATATACGCAAGCCATCAAAGAAGCAGTTAATAACGTTGTGAGTGATGGTGTTACTGTCACATATCCATCCGGCAGAAAAGATACAATTGAAACAGCGGTTGCACGCTCTGTCAGAACTGGCGTGGCTCAAGCTACTGGAGATATATCCCTCAAACGCATGGAAGAAATGGGCTGGGATTTAGTTCTGGTCAGTGCTCACATGGGAGCCAGAACAGGTGACGGCGGTGAGAACCCGGGAAATCACTCATGGTGGCAAGGCAAGATATACTCTCGTTCTGGCAAGAGTAAGAAATTTCCGCCGTTCTCATTGACCGGATACGGAACGGCAAGTGGACTGTCAGGGGTCAACTGTCGGCATAGTTTTGGGGCAAGCGACGGAGAATTTAATCCTTATGCAGGATTATCAGCACAGGACAAAGCCAACAAAGGTAAACAGTACGAAAAAGAACAACGACAACGTACTTATGAGCGAAGAATCAGAAAGACAAAGAGAGAAGTTCTCGGAATGCAAGCGGCAGTTAATAACTGCAAGGACGAACAGGCGAAATTCGCACTCCAACAAGACCTTGACCGGAAGTCTTATCTTTTGCAGAAACAAAATGCTGCATACAAAGATTACTGTAAGCAGAACGGCTTAAGGGAATTGCAAGACCGACTCATGATAGCGAAGTGGAACCGCCAGAACGCCGCAAAAGCCAGAGGAGCGGCAAAACGATATAAGACAGCAAAGGGGATTGACTGATGGATAGATGGGAATATTTCAATCCTAATCCTGTTAAGGACAAGAGAACGGGAGATTGCGTTGTCCGGGCAATATGCAAGGCGACCGGATTCGACTGGGAAACAGTATTCGCCGGATTAATGGTACAGGCGTGTACTCTGTCAGATATGCCATCGGCTAATTACGTTTGGGGAGCGTATCTCTATAAGCATGGATACAGACGCAAGCTAATTGAACAGTCAGAACGATATATCTATACAGTCAACGACTTTTGCGCAGATCATCCGACAGGCACATACATTCTCTGCATAGATGGTCATGTAGTGACGGCACAGAATGGAAAATATTTCGATACATGGGATTCCGGAAATGAGATCACGGTATATTACTGGGAAAAGGAGAATAAATGAGCATATCAGAATTTGTACAGATTTTTCTCTCTATCTGCGGAGGGGTGTCCATTGTTGGAGGGGCGGCAGCTGTAATCTTTAAGTGGATTACTCCAGCATTCCGACTTAATAAACGAGTAGAGACACTGGAAGAACATGACAAACGAGATTACGAGAGCCTTCGGAGAATCGCAGAACGAGATTCATTAATTCTGGAAGTGTTATCAACCATGTTGGACAGTCAGATTAGTGGAAATAACGTCGAAGAATTAAAAAAAACAAAACAGAAGCTTACAAATTATCTTGCACAGAATCAGCGCTAATTGCATTAATAAGAGGTATGCTCATGAAATTATATGTATTCACAAAGAAAGACATAGACAGATTCTTAATAGAGTGTAATTTTACACCGGATGAAGAAATGCTGTTCCGGCTGAGATGTAAGGAATATACACTCGAATACTGCGCTGAACAGATGAACGTGAGTATATCCACGGCGAAGCGGTTAAGCCGGAGGGTGAACAATAAAATAATTAAAGTGTGCTGATACTTTTTAGACACTAATTAGAGCCAGAAACGAACTGTTTCCGGTTCTTTTTTATGCAAAAATATAATCAGAAAGGCGGTGCATAAGATGGCATTATATAACAATCCTTATCAATATAGCTTCGGCGTTCCGGGACAGATGAATCAGTTCCAGCAGCAGCCTGTCCAGATGTCAGCTCAACCAGTACAGCAACCCCAACAGAACAACAATGGCATCCTGTGGGTATCTGGCGAAGTTGGTGCAAAATCCTATCTGGTAGCACCCGGCACAAGCGTCCTGCTGATGGACAGTGAAAGCGAAAAGTTCTACATAAAATCCACAGACGTTTCTGGTATGCCACAGCCATTACGGACATTTGAATACCATGAAATAGGCACTCAGATGCCACCTAAACAGCCTGCTCAGAACATGGACAATAAATATGTCACCAGACAGGAATATGACGATTTAAAGGCCAAATGTGACGCTATAGCAAGTCGATTAAATTCTTTTTCTGAACCTGTTAGGGCTAATACCGCACAGGAATCAGCAGTCAAGGGAGGAAATGCAGATGAGTAATCCATTATTTAACGCGCTTGGTGGTGGGATGCCGCAGGGAAACGGGCCAATGCAGATGATACAGCAGTTTATGCAGTTTAAACAGAATTTTAAGGGAGACCCGAAAGCAGAAGTTGAGAAGATGTTACAGTCCGGACGGATTTCTCAGCAACAGCTTAATCAGGTTCAGCAGATGGCGGGACAATTTCAACACATGTTAAAAGGAATAAAATAGTACATTACAATCTGGCCAGATTGATGTAAATACACAAAAAGGAGATTATATTATGGATGGAAATTATAGCTTAGCAGATATTGCCGCCGCTACTGGAAACGGTAGAAATAATGACGGCATGTTTGGTGGAGATGGTAGCTGGTGGATTATTGTTTTATTCATTTTTGCTTTCTTCGGATGGGGAAACAACGGATGGGGCAATAATGGCAATGGTGGCGGATATGCAGCCACAGCAGCTACCCAGGCAGACATTCAGAGAGGTTTCGACAATTCCGCTGTGATTAGCAAACTTGACGGAATCAACAACGGTCTCTGTGATGGATTCTATGCAGTGAACAACGGTATGCTTACCGGATTCAATGGCATCAACACAAACATCATGCAGACTGGCTATGGCATCCAGCAGGCAATCAATGCTGACACTGTAGCGAATATGCAGAATACAAACGCATTGCAGTCTCAGTTAGCTCAGTGCTGCTGTGACAACAGGGAAGGACAGGCTCAGATCAGATATGATATGGCTACCAACACTTGTGCAATCCAGAACACCATGAATAGCAACACAAGAGACATTATCGACAGCCAGAATGCAGGGACAAGAGCCATTCTTGACTATCTTTGCAATGAAAAGATTTCTAGCTTGCAGGCTGAAAACAATGACCTCAGACGTGCCGCTTCTCAGGATCGCCAGTCCGCACTTCTCACAACTGCAATGGCTTCTCAGACACAGCAGCTCATTAATGCGATCAATCCGGCACCGATTCCGGCATATCAGGTTCCTAACCCGAACACATATTACGGATGTGGATGCAACACTGGATGTAATTGCTGATAACTTCATATGAGAGTATCTTTCGATTGATTCGAATGTCGGCTTATGCCGTATTACACAGAGGGGCAGGTCGAAACCTGTCCTTTTGTGATATGAAAGGAGTATTTTTATGGCAGAATTTACAAGTGTAGCTGCTCAGACTGTAGCAGCAAATGGAAACGTAGTATTTTCAAATACAGCAGTTAAGGGTTCTAACTGCATTCAGCACAGAGAGGGAAGCGGAATCATCACTCTAAGAGGACTGACTAACCAGTGTAAAGCGAGATTCTTCGTGGATTTTTCTGGTAATATCGCAATTCCAACAGGCGGTACTGTCGGAGCTATTTCTCTGGCAATTGCAATCTCTGGTGAGCCGGTTCTTTCTTCCCAGATGATTTCCACACCGGCAGCAGTAAATCAGTACAATAATGTGTCCTCTGGCATCTATATTGATGTGCCTCGCGGATGCTGCGTTAATATCGCGGTAGAAAACACAAGCGATCAGGCTATTTCTGTTGCGAACGCGAACATTGTTGTGACCAGAGAAGCGTAGGAGGTGTGATTATGAGAGATATTAAAGACTTATGCGCAAGAATCGAAGACGAGCTGTCCAAAATTGCTGATAATGGGCTGACCACTGGGAACTTGGAAATGACATACAAACTGATTGATATGTACAAAGATATCAAGAATACGCAGTACTGGGATAAGAAAGTAGAGTACTACAACACTGTCCTTGATGAGATGCGTGGCGGATACAATGACGATTACAGTGAACGTGGAAGAAAGCGTGACAGCATGGGGAGATACAGCTCAAATGATGGCAGAATGATGCCGGATTACGACAGGGGTAATTCTTATGCCAGAAGGGGTGAACATTATGTCAGAGGGCATTACAGCCGCTCTGATGGGCGAGATGCTTATGACGATTACATGACGCAGAAACAGAGCTATCGTTCCGGCAAGTCTGAGGACTGCAAAAGAAAGATGCTTGCCGCTCTGGAAGAACATCTTGACGAACTCACAACAGAAATGAGTGATATGTCAAAGGATGCAGAATGCCGGGAAGAACGTGATCTTGTCAAGAGATATGTAGAAAAACTCCGTGATATGCTCTAAAAACACAAAAGTGGTAGAGAGGTAGTTAAAAGAAATCTGTTATAATGTAATTGTGCAGCAGGAAGCACAAGTAAAACGGTTGTTTTTGACATTTTCGTTTTAATCCTCCTTTCTTTAATTTAGTAGCTGGTACGCACGCTTTAACGGAAAGTTGAACAGGTTCGAATCCTGTCGTGCGTATTTGCCATCTGGCACGCAAGATGGCTCACCTCCTTGATTAAGGTTTTTGTTATTCATACTTTTCTTTTAAAAAAGAAATAAATATCCGAAACAACTCGTGGCAGGCATGACACGTTAAACACCTTGCTAACCCGGGAATCCGGGTTATGTGGAATGTACGCTAGTGGAAAACTGACAGAGTCGCACTCTGGTCTCCGGTTCGATTCCGGGCGCTCCGCTTTAATCCGCTTAGAGTTAAGCTGTTTGTATACAGGTGGTCTATGTCTCAGGTGGATTTACGCTATAGCGAAAGAAGTGAAATTCACCCCAGTTTCTTTTTTAGAGGGTTGGCCGTTATAGGCGGCATGGAATGTAGCTCAGTGGTAGATCGCACTGTAAATGTGAGGTCGCAGGTTCGATTCCTGCCTTTCCGATTACCTTGCCAGTGGTCTAACTGGCTTAATCCATTTACCTGCGGCGGCAGGTCAATAAACACGACCAGGAGGATGTTATGCAGAAACTTATTGACACTTTAAAATCATTTGGAATTGAAATCCCGGAGGATAAACAGGCAGATGTAAAGAAAGCACTTTCTGAGAATTACAAGAATACAAAGGAAGTGGCGAAAACTCTGTCGAAAGTCGAGGGTGAACGCGATAACTGGAAAGAACGCGCTGAGACAGCAGAGGAAACCTTAAGAGGCTTTGATGGTATCGACCCGACAAATATTAAAAGCGAGTTAGAGACTTGGAAACAGAAAGCGGCAGATGCAGAGAAAGAATTCAATGCAAAAATCTACGACCGTGATTTCTCAGATGCTCTGAAAGCGGCACTCGACGATGTTGAATTTTCAAGTGAAGCTGCAAAGAAGTCTGTTATGGCAGACATTAAAGAAGCAGGTCTTAAGCTGAAAGATGGTAAAATCCTTGGATTAAATGACCTGATCGAACAGATGAAGCAGTCTGACGCATCCGCTTTTGTAGATGAATCTCAGCAGCAGGCTCAGCAGAACCAGGCAAGATTTACCACTCACGTTGGACAGCAGCAGACACCGGGAAGCATGACAAAGAAAGATATCGAAGCGATCAAAGACCCGTCCGAGAGACAGGCTGCAATTGCTCAGAACATCCAGTTATTCCAGTGATTTTTTACACCGACTATACGACAGAGTATAGCCACTAACCCAATGCCTTAATAATTATGGGTAGAAAGGATTTTTATATGGCAGCAAAAGCTAATCTTATTATGAATAATGATATTCAGGTCACAGCACGTGAGATTGACTTTGTAACCAGATTCGAAAGAAACTGGCAGCACTTACGTGACATTCTGGGTATCATGAGACCTATCAAAAAACAGCCGGGTGCTGTACTCAAGTCCAAATACGCAGAGGGTACTTTACAGAGTGGAAAAGTTGGTGAGGGCGAGGAGATCCCTTACAGCAAATTCGTTGTAAAAGAAAAGAACTATGCGGAAATGACTATCGAGAAGTACGCAAAGGCTGTGTCTATCGAAGCAATCAAGGATCACGGTTATGAGAACGCCGTTCAGATGACTGATGATGAATTCCTTTTCCAGCTTCAGACTGATGTTACTAGCAGATTCTATGACTATCTGAAAACCGGCACACTTACTTCCACAGAAACTACTTTTCAGATGGCTCTGGCAATGGCTAAAGGTCGGGTTGAGAACAAATTCAAACAGATGCACAGAAATGTGACTGGCGTTGTTGGATTTGCCAATATTCTGGACGTATATGAATACCTTGGAGCAGCTGAGATTTCTATTCAGAACCAGTTCGGATTCCAGTACATGAAAGATTTCATGGGCTTCAATACTATTTTCCTGTTATCCGACAGCGAGATCCCGAGAGGAACAGTTATTGCTACGCCTGTTGAGAACATTGTTCTGTACTATGTAGACCCGAACGAATCTGACTTTGCAAGAGCAGGACTTGTATACACTGTATCTGGCGAAACAAACCTGATCGGATTCCATACGCAGGGCAACTACCACACAGCAGTGTCCGAAGCGTTCGCAGTTATGGGGCTTACTCTTTTTGCGGAGTACATTGACGCAATCGCAGTAATCACCATTGATGAGACACCAACACTTGGTACTCTGACAGTAACATCTGCGGCAGGAACAGTAACTGGTGATACAAAAATCACTGTAAATCCGGCTAAGGAAAACTCCAACAACGTATACAAATACAAAGTTGCAACAGACGCAGTAGCTGTTGGATATGGACAGAACCTCAGGAACTGGACTTCTTGGGACGGAAAAGCTGACATCAAGGCGGCAACCGGACAGAAGATCACAGTAGTTGAGTGCGATGGAACATACAAGGCACTGAATGCCGGAAGTGCGAGCGTAACAGCAAAATCATAAACACAGGAGGTAACTGGCATGGCTTATGCAGATTATAAATTCTATACAGAATCATTCGGCAATGTCGTGCCAGAATCCGACTTTCCACGGCTGGCAGAAAGAGCCAGTGATTTTGTGGACACAATGACATTTGACAGGTTGGTGGATGGACTGCCAGAAAATGAACGCTCACAGAAGCGCATCAAAAAGGCGGTCTGTTCATTGGCTGAATTAATGTATCAGATTGAGCTTGCTGAAAAGAATGCTATCAATCAGGCATCGGCAAATGTAACCGACATAAATGTCGGGAACATCTCAACAGGCATTGTAACATCTGTATCTTCTGGCAGTGAATCCTTCTCTTACGCAACACCTCAACAGATTGGGGCGAGTGCAAAAGAATGGAGCGCGGTATATGCCGCCGCCGGAGATGCGCAGAAAACGAACGACTTACTCTTAAAGACGGCTTTGCCGCTTCTGATGGGAGTAAGGACGGATGATGGCATACCGATTTTATATGCAGGATTTCAAGGTTGATATCTTAGGCTCTGAATGGAGCGTGAAGTTCGGGAACAAGAAACAATATCCGAGTCTGACAAATGCAGATGGCTATACTGATTTATCAACACGGGAAATTGTGGTTGATGACATGGAGACATCGCAGGGACAGATTGGAGTAAAAGCAGACCTTAAAAGTTATCAGAAGCAGGTTATTAGGCACGAAATCATCCACGCATTTCTGATGGAATCTGGACTTGATTCTAATTCAAATAGTGCTGACAGCTGGGCTACAAACGAAGAAATGGTTGACTGGTTTGCTATTCAGTCACCAAAAATTTTTAAAGTATTCAATGAACTTAAATTGATGTGAGGTGATAATAATGGACATTACAACATTAGGCTCATGTATAGCAATCGTTATGATTTGCTACATCGTAGGAATGGGCTGTAAGGCATCAAAAAGAATCTCTGATGAATGGATTCCGGTGATCATGGCGGTTATTGGTGGGATTCTCGGAGCGGTCGGAATGGGCGTTATCCCAGATTTCCCGGCATCGGATTATATCACGGCAGTTGCAGTCGGTATGTTTAATGGATTGTCGGCCACTGGCGTGAATCAGGTTATTAAGCAAAGTATTATGAAAGAGTGATTTTATGGGTGGACGTGGTGGAAGCAGTGGATTAAACAACGAGAAGCCAGTTTCTAAGTTAATGTCAAAAGTATATTTCAACTCTGCAAAGAAAAGTGACGCACTCAGAGGAAGTGAAATTGTCAAGAAAGACAATAAACTCGAGAAGGTCATTAATTCAGAAAACACTAGCTATTTTAAGTCAATCAAGACAAAGAGTGAAGCAGTAAAGACAATGAATTATATAAATGACAGATTGAGTGAGAGTAAAAGGAAAATCGCAAAACTTGGAAGTGCAGAGGCGTTATTTAAAAATCAAAGACTTGCTATAGAACATCGAAAATTAGTCAATGCCAGTACAGCCATGAGAGATGAATTGCACAAATTTTCAAAGGCTTCTGAAAAAGGCGATACAAGTGCTTTGCACGATACAAGCCGTACTACCACCACTTATGACAGAGCCAGAAAGCGCAGAATGAAAAACTTTGATTCGTGGTTCTTTGGAAGTGGAAAGAAGTAATCTATGGCAAACCGAGAGACGAGTATAGCTTACGAAAATCTAAACCGCCGTATCTTTCCCGGCGTTGGTGAATACGGCATACCGCAGTTAGAACCGGAATTATTCGAGGGTAACTGTGAGTTTGTCGGATTCAATTACGCAAGAGGTAAATGCAGTAATCCAGAAGGGAAAGCGGTTCATTTCTTCCTGGATGATTACCAGTTTGACGCATTATGGAGGAATCCAGACAGATATGTTGATAAGCTGAGCCAATTCCGGTATGTTCTAACACCGGATTTTAGTACCTACACCGATTTCCCAAAAGCTATCCAGATTTATAATCATTATCGCAAACATTGGATTGGCGCATATCTGCAAGAATATGGTTGCAATGTAATTCCGGCAATCTCATGGAGTACGCCAGATTCTTACGATTGGTGTTTTGACGGTGAGCCAGAGGGCGGAACGGTTGCGGTAAGTTCGGTTGGATGCATGAACAGTTTAGGCAAAAAACGCCTATTCTTATCTGGCTATAATGCTATGATTGAACGATTGCATCCAGAAAGTATTATTTTCTACGGAAAAGTCCCGGAAGAGTGTAAGGGTAATATTGTTAGAATTAAGGCATTTTCTGACAAATTTAACGAGGTGAAGTGTAATGGGTGGTAGAGGCGGCACAAGCGGTTTCGGAAGTGGAAGTGTTGTCATACATAAGCAAGCCGAGCCAAACAAACAGGGCTATTCCTATTATATGACTGGAACAAGAAATGTAATATCGAACTGGGACGATGAGGGTAATTATCATGCCAAGGGAATCTCCAAGAAAGAGGATGTTAGACAACGCTTTGACAGCGTAGAAGAAGCCATTAAATACGCAAAGAAGAACAGATATAAATATTTAAAACTGTAAAAAGGAGGGTATCATGTATGAAAAAACAGTGACGATTTTCAATTATTACGAAAGCAAAACGACTGGAGATGCGTACTGGTATCCTCATGTTTTATCTGGCGTCGACCTCGTTACCGACAAAGGAGCAATCCTTAAAAAGTACGGGCCAGACGCAACAGACAACGCACAGTTGCACGTACGCTATACCGCCCAGAATGGCGATATAACAATTATTGACAAGGATGTCAAGATTCTCCCATGGGTACCGCCTAAGGAGTGGAAAAGACAGATTAACAACGCTCTGGAGGATACTATTACATTCTCAGATGAATCATTCTTCTGGGAGGGTGAGTGGACTGGTGGAACGGTATCTGATGGTGATTATCGGAATGGATTCTACCAGTACATGAATGAGAACAAGGACAACGTGTTTAAGATTACCAGTGTAGGCGGTCCGTATACGCTGATTCCACATTTTGAGATTCTGGGTAAGTAATATGAGTAAGATTCATCATTTCAAAGGATTCTCCATAGTCGATGGAGATATGAAAATCAAGCTGAATATGGACAGGTTTTCCAGACAGTATCAAGAAGCCCAGTATCTCCTTGACGGAATGGTTATGGACAGCATGGTTCCATTTATGCCAATGATTACCGGAAATTTTATCAATCGGACAAGAGTTGAGAGTACATCTTTGCAAGGAACTGGGAAAGTATGCGCGGCGGCGGCTCCTTATGGGCGTTTTCTGTACGAGGGGAAAGGAATGGTTGATGAAGCAACTGGAAGTCCCTACGCAAGACGTGGAGCAAAGAAAGTTCTCGTTAGTCAGTTTTCTGGCCGGACAGCCGCAAAGGAAAATCTTGAATACACCAAACAGGCTCACCCACGGGCACAGGCAAAGTGGTTTGATGCCGCTAAACGGCAATATGGTGACACATGGGTTCGCAAAGTAAAAGCACAGGCAGGAGGTGGCAGGCATAGCAGATAAACCTATCGGAAAAGACGCAACCGGATACGAAATTCTGACAGATGCCATGAAAGCACTTCTGAACCAGTATCCGGGACTGTATGAAAATGAAACAATCAAGTTTGAAGAACTTGGCAAGGAATCAGGAATTGCGTTCTCGGCAGATAATGGAGCTTTGATTTATTCAGAAAAAGAAGATGTTTGTGGCGTAATGCACCAGGTATGCCAGTACCCATTTTACGTGGTATATCGCACAGCATCCGACAAGGAAAGGCAGAAGCTATCCGTTCAGAAGTTCCTAGATAATCTCGGTAAATGGATATGCCGAGAACCAGTTATCATAAATGGCTCTGAGACACGTTTAAATGCGTTTCCTGAGCTTTCTCAGGGGCGAGTGATAAAACGTATCACCCGTGATAATTCCTATGGTTTAGAACCACAGGAGAGTGGTGTACAGGATTGGTTATTACCATTAACGGTACGCTACGAAAATACTTATGAAGTAATATAACAAGTAACAGCCAGCTATCAATCGGAGATAGCCGCTAACCTACACAGCCTTTTAAAAGTTATAGGCAGAAAGGACATTTCTATGGCAGTTACAGGCAAAATTGACCGTAAATATATGGCTCATTATATCGATGCAGGTTCTCTCTGTGGAGGACTGACACCGAAGTATGAACGTCTTGGAAAAGATCTGGAAGAGTACAATGTTGAACTCAATCCAGACACCGAAACCTCTAAAAACATTCTTGGAGAATCCACATTCAAACATAACGGCTACGAAGTTTCTTCTGACGCTGATCCATTCTATGCAGACACTACTTCTGATCTGTTTACAGCATTACAGAAGATTGTAGATGGACGTCTCAAAGACGATAACCTCAAAACAAAAGCAGTTGAGGTTCACCTTTGGACAGAAGCCACAGCAGGCAAGTATGAAGCATATCAGCAGGACTGCTACGTTGTGCCGACCTCCTACGGCGGTGATACATCTGGCTATCAGATTCCGTTTACCGTCAATTATACCGGCGAACGAGTAAAAGGAAAATTTGATATCAGTTCCGGCACATTTACAGCTGACAGCGAATAATTTTTTTTAGGAGGGCATAGAAAATGGCAAAAACAATTAATACAAACATTGATGATGGATTTCTTCTTTTCACATTCACGAACAAGCAGGGTGAAGTGTTCTCTTCATTCAAACTGAATCCTACCGACATCAACATTGCAGCAAGAGCGGAAGAATTGGAAACTTTCTTTGAACAGGCTCAGGAATCTGTTAAAAATGTCTCTTCCGGCAAAGAGATGGCGGAGATTAATAAGCAGATCGAGGACAAAATCAATTATATGCTCGGATACGAAGCATCTAAGGATTTATTTAAAGAACCAATTACCGCAACAACTGTTTTTGGAAATGGTCAGGTATTCGCTTATATCGTCCTTGACAAAATCAATGAAGCACTTACTCCAGAGATTGAAAAGAGAAAGAAAAAAATGCAGGAAGTGGTCAATAAGTACACGGAGAAGTATACAAAATGACCGCCTATGAGTTGCCCACCTCACTAAATATCAGTGGGGTGGATTTTTCTATCAGAACGGATTTTCGAGTAATTATTGACATTCTGGTCGCCATGAATGACCCAGAATTGGACGAACAGGCGAAAGCTGTTGTTATGTTACAGATTTTGTTTGAGGACTGGCAAAGCATACCCCTGGAACATCTTACAGAAGCTTGTCAGAAAGCTTGCGAGTTTATTGATTGTGGTCAATTCGATGATATCCCGAACAAGCCCAAACCCCGTTTGATGGACTGGGAACAGGATGGAGATATGATCGTTCCGGCTGTGAACAAGGTTGCTGGTAAAGAAATCAGATCAGTACCTTATATGCACTGGTGGACGTTTTTTGGATACTTTATGGAATCTGGCGAGTGCCTGTTCAACACCGTAGTTGGAATCCGGTCAAAAAAAGCAAAGGGCGAAAAGTTCGATAAATGGGAAAAGAAATTCTATCAAGAGAATAAAAACATAATTGACATAAAAACACGTCTCAGCGACGAGGAGCAAGCTTATAAAGATAAGCTGAATGAGATGTTGAACCTCAAATAGTTAGGAGGTGGACACATGGCTGCTGATGGCTCAGTCATTATTGATACCAGAATGGACACATCAGGCGTGCAAAACGGCGTATCAGCAATCAGGCAGTCTTTTAACGGACTTGGCAGCGTAGTAAAAAAAATAGGCGTACTGATTGGCGGAGCATTTGCGATTGGAAAACTGACGCAGTTCGGTAAGGAATGCGTAGAACTCGGCTCTAACCTTGCCGAAGTGCAGAACGTGGTCGATGTTACATTCACAACCATGTCGGACAAGGTAAACGAATTTGCAAAGAATGCTATGACCTCTGCCGGACTGTCAGAAACCATGGCAAAACAGTATGTCGGAACGTTCGGAGCAATGTCTAAGTCGTTCGGTTTCTCCGAAGCACAGGCTTACGACATGTCAACAGCTCTGACGCAGCTGACTGGTGACGTAGCATCATTCTATAACATTAGTCAAGACTTGGCTTATATCAAGCTGAAATCAGTGTTTACGGGAGAAACGGAAACGCTCAAGGACCTCGGTGTGGTAATGACCCAGTCGGCGCTTGACCAGTTCGCGCTGGCAAATGGCTATGGTAAAACCACATCCGCCATGACTGAACAGGAGAAAGTGGCTCTCCGCTTGGCTTTTGTACAGAAACAGTTGTCTGCCGCATCTGGTGACTTTATCCGAACATCTGGCAGCTGGGCAAACCAGGTACGAGTGATGCAGTTACAGCTGCAATCTCTCAAAGCAACAGTCGGACAGGGATTAATCAATCTCTTCACTCCCGTTTTGAGAGTTATTAATATTTTACTGGGCAAACTGGCAACTCTGGCGAATGCCTTCAAGTCATTTACGGAGTTAATCACCGGGAAAAAATCTTCTGGTCAGACAGGTGCAAGTGGCGCAGGTCTTGCCGGGACAGATGCAATAGCTGATACGGCAGACCAATATGGAAATGCTGCCGACAATGCCGAAAAGCTGGCAGATGCAACAAATGATACAGCGGATGCAACTAAGAAAGCTACTAAAGCGGCAAAAGGGTATCTTAGTCCTCTCGACGAAATAAATAATTACTCAACGGATAAAAGTGCGGATTCATCGTCAAAAGTACCGGGCACAACTGGCGGACTTGCAGATCGGATGAAAGATGCTGTACAAAATGTTGATTACGGAAAAATGGCAAAGGGTGAGACAGTTCTTGATAAGATGTTAAAGCCATTAAATAAGATAATCAACAGATTTAAAGAACTAGCTAAATTGGTTGCAAAAGGATTCTGGGATGGATTAGGAGATTACGAGCCAATTTTTGACGGAATAAAAAAGGATCTCGATTCCATATGGAAATCTTTAAAGGATATCTTTACTGATTCAGAAGTTACTAAAGCAGCAAATAATTTTCTTGATTCATTTGCATATGCAATTGGACAAGTTGCCGGCTCATTTACCAGAATCGGATTAACAATTGCGCAAAACATTATAGGCGGAATCGAAAAGTTTTTAAAGCAGAACACGCAAAGAATAAAGAACTATCTGATAGATATGTTCAATATCGGCTCTGAAATTGCACAAATAGGTGGAAATCTTGCAGTTGCTTTCGCTGATGTTTTCTCAGTTTTCGGTGGAGAAACTGCGCAACAGATCACAGCAGATTTAATCGGAATCTTTGCTGAAATCGGAATGGTTCTTACGGAAACGGCTGCAAAACTTGGCAGAGACATCCTTAACATGATTGCGCAGCCTTTTATCGACAACAAGGACATTTTAAAGTCAGCAATCGAGGGTAGTCTCGGAGCAATAGAAACCGTAACAAGCGGCGTCTTAATAGTTGTTCAAAACCTTAGCGACGCAATATCAAGGTTATACGATGAACACGTAAAGCCGTTCTTTGATTCTATAGCAAATGGACTGTCAAGCATATTTGGAACTCTGATAACTGGATATAACACATACGTTCTTCCAGTACTACAAGGACTGGCGGAACAGTTCAAAGGACTATTAGAGGGACCATTAGGGGATGCGATTTTAAAGATAGAAGCATTCCTCGGAAAACTCATTGATTCTCTGAAACTTCTGTGGGAGTCAGTGTTAGTGCCTTTGATTAACTGGATAATCGCAAATTTGCTTCCGGTTGTGGCAAAGATAATTGACGTTGTAGGAACCACAGCAATAAAAGTCTTGGAATCATTAATTAAAATTATTGGTGATGTAACAGACACGCTGAGTGGAATCATTGATTTTCTTGTCGGCGTTTTCACGGGAGACTGGGAACTGGCTTGGCAGGGAATAAAAGAGATTGCGGATGGAGCATGGAGTTTTATCAAAGATGTTGTGTCAGGTGCGTGGGAGATAATTAAAACCGTAACAAAAGGCGCGTTGAGTATAATAAAGAGCATCATCAGCACTGCTTGGAATGCGATTAAAGCATTGACTTCAACAATCTGGAACGCAATTAAAAAGACCCTTTCTGGTCTTTGGAACTCTCTTAAATCCACAGCCAGCACAGTATTTAATGCAATTAAAACTAAAGTTGTAGGCGTATGGGACAGCGTAAAGAACAAGACATCAAAAACATGGGAAAACGTAGCTACGTTCGTATCTAATAAAGTAGAAGCGATAAAAAATGCTATCACTAATAAGTTTAATGCCGCCAGAGATGCAGTCAGATCTGCGTTTGAAGGCATTGTGGATTTTATTAAAGCTCCGATCAATCAAGCAATCAGCATTGTTAATAATGCAGTTGGAATGATTAATAATGCAATTGGTGGAATTGAATCTGCATTTTCCTTTGGACCCTGGACTGTTCCAACACCGTTTGGTTCAAAGACTATTGGATTTCATGCAACATTTCCACGTATCGGAACTATCCCATATCTGGCCAGTGGTGCAGTTATTCCACCAAGGTCAGAATTCCTTGCGGTATTAGGTGACCAGAAGAAAGGCAATAACCTGGAAGCGCCGGAAAGTCTGTTACGTCAGATCGTCCGGGAAGAATCAGGAAAGGGACAGGGAGACGGAAATACCTACAATGTTACAGTTAATGCATCTGGCAGAAAACTGTTAGATATTATTATCAGTGAAGCTGAAATGAGAAGGAATCGGAACGGGAAGAACCCATTTGAGTTAGCATAGAGGAGAAAATATGGAACAGGAACAATTTAAAATAGACAACGTTGTTATAAGAGCACCGGACAGTTACAAGCCGGTGTTCGCAACCACTTCTACAGAAGACTCTAAAAGAAGTCAGGATTTGATTATGCACAATACACCAATGGGGACAATTGGTGGGTATGACATGCAATGGGGCGAGCTTACGTGGGCTGAAATAGCAACCATACTAAATACTGTGCTTAACAAAAGCCAATTCACATTCCACCATAAAGACCCTACTGTTCCGGGAAGATGGATAGACAGAACATTCTACGCATCAAATTTCAACATGGCTGCGCAAACTTTAAAAGATGGGGAAGAAAAGTGGACGGATTTGTCTATTAATGTAAGGAGGATTGAGCCGATTTGATAAATGTATCTACTCAGTTAAAAAAAGAATCTCTTACAAACAGAAATTATTACGTGACAGCAAATGTTACATTGTCAAATGGCGCAACTCTTAAGCTAGGCAAAAAAGACTTTTATCTGTCTGGAAATAGTCTCGTAGATTCAGCAGACTCTGGGGACTTCCCGGTGGGTGTAGCAATAGAAAAAACGGCAAGTTTATCATTGGTAAATGATGACGGACGCTTTGACGGATATAATTTTAATGCTGCAAGGTTTGTTATCTTTCTCAATGTGCGGTTATCTGACAGGATAGAAACTATAAAAAGAGGTACTTATATTGTGTCAAAGAAACCTGCAACGGCAAGCGAAATAAGTCTTTCCCTCTTAGACAAAATGCATAACGCTGATAAGACGTATGATTCTAATTTATCTTTTCCTTGTACGGTCAAGGAACTGCTCTCAGAATGCTGTCAGCAATGTGGAATCACTCTTGGAGATGCAATGTTTCCAAATGCGGACTTTCAGATTCAGAAAGCGCCATCTAATGCGACATATCGTACAGTAATCGGAATGTGTGCCGGGATAGTCGGTGGAAATGCAAGAATTGATGAAAATGACTTACTCAGGATTATTACGTTTGATAAGACATTTACCAATACGACTATTTACGATGGTGGAGCAGTAAAGAACTGGACAAACGGTGATGATCTGGATGGTGGCACGCTTAATCCGTGGACGACAGGGACTGTGATTGATGGTGGTACGTTAAGTAATAACGATTATCACGCGTTATTTTCAATTCAGAATCTACAATATGACGTAGACGATGTCATTGTAACAGGCGTCAAATACGTAGAAGATGAGACCGAATATATGTCGGGTCAGGACGGTTATGTAATCACTATTGATAATCAGCTATTGTCAGGAAATGCACAGGCAGGCATTGAAGCCATTGGGAGTCAATTAATCGGTTTGCGAATGCGTCCTTTCTCATGTGACGGAATTGCCAACGGATACGCCACTTTCGGCGATCCAGTCGAATTTATTGACACGAAGAATCGTGTTTTTAGATCATTTGTAACTAATGTAGAATTTGTGTTCGGTGGTTCAACATCATGGGGTTGCAGCGCAAAGAGTGCCGAAGAAGATGTAAGTGAGTTTGTTGGTGGTCAGCAAGCGGCCGTAGAACAGTCAAAAAAAGATATAGAGAAGAAACTATCTGCCTATGACGTAAAGCTCAAACAGATGAATGAACTTGCAGCGAACACGCTGGGTTTTTTCTATACAGAGGAAGTACAAGAAGATGGTTCCGTAATTACGTACCGGCATGATAAGCCTACACTTGCTGATTCTAAAGTAATTTATAAGACAGGTGTCGATGGATTCTTTTTGTCAGTAGATGGGGGTCAGACATGGAAAGCCGGGTTTGACAGTAATGGAGATGCTGTTCTGAATATTCTTTATGCTATTGGCATCCAATCAGAATGGATTAACACAAGAGGTTTTACAGCAAAAGATAATAACGGGAATACGACATTAAAAATAGATGCCGACACAGGTGCTGTCACATTAGAGGTCGAAAACTTTACGCTAAAAAGTAGAACTATTGAACAGATCGCCAAGGATGTTGTGGATGGGGCAGTTCAAAATAATGTGACTATCCCGAACTATTATGGCACGTATGTACCAACATTGCAGAACTATCCGGCATCTGAGTGGAAAAGTGAAGAATATAAAAAACATGACGGCTCGATTTTCATGAACTTTTCTACGAGCCGGGTATATATGTTTTCTGGGACTGATGGCACTTGGCAGGAACTGGACGCTGAAAAAATTGTCAATTTTGAAAGAGTTTTTAACGCTTTAACGGATAACGGTAAGCAAGAGGGAATTTATATGCAGAACGGACATCTGTATATAAACGCTTCTTATATTAAATCAGGTCAGATTTCAGCTGATTTGATTAATCTGAAGAACATCAACGTTACAAACAGTTCTGGAACGTCAACATTTGCGATTGATAACTACGGAAATGTTACGCTCAGACCTAATACATTCGTGTTAGCAAACGGCGACACAATATATAGTGTTGCGGAAGATAAAGCTTCGACAGCGTTATCGAATGCGAATCGCTATACAGACAATGCACTTAGTGATCTCGACATAGGGAAAATGTCAAAACAAGAGATTATTGATGTGTTAAGCGATAACAGCAGTAATAAAGGTCTGTATCTATCGAATGGTAATGTGTACATGAATGCCGATTATATTAACACAGGTGAATTAGCAGGATGGAAAGTTGGAATTAAAAAGCTTTCAGCAAGTGGCGCGTATGGAGAAGTAACGCTAGATGCTTCAACTGGAGAGATCTATTCAGAGACGAATACAGGAATATATGTAC